ATCAGCATTGAATTTACGGGAACGGGTGCTTTGACATTCAACAAAGGAGAGAGTGGAACAGGGGGTAGCAATTAATGAAAAAAGGTGTAATTTACAAACTTGACAAGGAAAGAACACTTCGTTATGGCGTAAATGCCTTGGCGAGAATCGAAGATAGTATCGGCAAACCCATTATGGGTCTTGACCTTGAACATCTCGGTATTAAGGAATTGCTAGCGATTGTTCACGCAGGCTTATACCACGAAGATAAGTCGCTCACGGTAGAGCAAGTCGGCGATTTAATTGACGATTATTCGGATATTAACGAAGTCGCAGAGAAACTCGGCGAAGCCTTGACTCTTGCGTTTGGTAAGAGCGACAAAGAAAGCAAACAGGGGGAATAAGCACCGCCGCTTTTGACTTATCCGAAATCACGGACACAGCCGTTGTATATTTGGGTATCGACCCATTAATAGTAGGAGAATACACTCCCTACGAACTAATGCTAATAGCAAAAGGCAAGAAAGAGAGTGAACAAAGGGAATTTGAAAGCAAACTCACTCTTGCTTGGCACATAGAGGCGTTCAGCAGGCAGAAACGCTTGCCGAGCCTAGAGAAGATACTCAAGGATGCAAGGCGAAAGCCAAGAAAGAAATCGGATAGTAGAAGTGACGCCATCTTAAAAGCAATGGCGGCGGAACAGGGCGTGATTATCGATTAGGAGGTAGGAAATGGCAGTTATAAGAAACCTTGTTGTCAAGATAGCAGCTGACATTTCTTCGCTCTCGAAAGGGTTGCAAACCGCCCAAAAGAACATCCAAAAAGTGTCGGCGGCGTTCACGAAAGCAGGCACAAAACTAACGGCAAGCATAACCGCACCGCTTGTAGCATTAGGCACAGCGGCGGTCAATGTTTCGCAAAAGTTCGAACAATCCATGGCAAACGCGGCATCTGTCGCAGGTGCGACAGGGGAAGAACTCCAACGAATGACCGACCTTGCTCGTGAAATGGGTTCAAAGACCGTATTCTCGGCAAGTGATGCAGCTGACGCATTGTATTATATGGCATCAGCAGGTTATAAGGTTGACCAGATGGCTGACTCAATTCAAGCCACCCTTAACCTTGCGTCAGCAACGCAGTCCGACCTAGCATTCACGACCGATACTGTTATATCGGCATTGAACCAGTTCGGCTTGGAGGCAAACCAAGCGGAAAGGGTAACAAACGTGTATGCGGCGGCGATTGGTGCATCAATGGCAAGTATGGAGAAACTCTCCAACTCAATGGGTTATGTAGGCCCAGTAGCCAACAGCCTTGGGTGGGAAATCGAAGAAGTCACAGGTGCGTTGTCCGTTTTATATAACGCTGGTTATGACGGGTCAACGGCAGGTACATCCTTGCGACAAGCACTTGTAGCATTGATGAATCCGACGTCTAGCGCACAAAAAGTGTTTAAGGAATTGGGAATAGACCTAGAAAAACTAGACCCAACCTCGAACGATTTGGCGACCATACTAGATGTTCTCTCGGATGCAGGTATGACAACCGCCCAAGCAATGGAAGTCTTTGGTGCAAGAGCAGGCCCTGGTATGCTTGCACTTATGAGTGCCGGGGGCGATGCTGTAAGGGATATGACAGATGCGGTAACAGGGACGAACAAAGCCACGGAAATGGCTGAAACGCAGTTAGATACCTTACAAGGTCAAGTGAAAATCTTGAAATCCGAGTTGGAAGAAATTGCTATTATGTTCGGCGATGTGCTTATACCGATTATACGGCAATTTATACAAAAATACATCAGTCCGCTCACAGCAAAACTGATGGGATTGAGTATGGGTACGCGAAAGAATATCGTAACGGTAGCACTCCTTGCCGCAGCCATTGGTCCGTTGTTGTTGGTAATAGGCAAACTCATAGGCAGTATAGGAACAATCGTCAAGATTGCATCAATGCTGTTCACAAAGGTGGGTTTGATTATAGCCATCATTGTAGCAGTAATAGCAGTCGTGGTGTACCTGTGGAAAACCAACGAGGGTTTTCGAAAGGCGGTCACAAAGATTTGGGAAAAGATAAAGAAATCAATTCTCAAAGCGGTTGACGCAATAAAGGAATGGTGGAGTCAAAACGGCGAAAGAATCATCAATGAGGCGAAAGCCGTAATCCTTGCTTTATGGAACGTAATCAAGTACATATTCAGAAGAATATGGGAGATTGTAGTAAAAGTTTTTGGCATTGTCAAAGACATTGTCCTAGACGCACTTCAAACGGTAGCAAGCCTTTGGAAAAAGTACGGGGACAAGATTTGGTCAACGGTCAAGCGAGTGTTCAAAGAGATTTGGAAAGTCGTGAAGACCTGCTTTGATATTATTGTCGATGCGGTGCTTAAACTCTTAAACTACGTAAAGCCAATATGGGAGAAAATCAAGGAATTATTCGCATCGCTTTGGGACACCATAGTCAACCTTTATCAAACCCTAAAGCCGATATTTGACCTTATAGGCGGGGTGGTAATGACCTTGCTTGGTGTAGTAATGGGCGTAATAAACGGCATAATCCAAGCACTCGGACCGCTAATCGAAGCGGTGCTTGACGTGGGGAAAGCGGTTTTGGACATCATTAAAATGGTGTGTGCATTACTTCGTGGCGACTGGGCAGAAGCCTGGGAGTATATGAAGAGTTTTGCTCTCAATATTTGGTCGGCGATTAAGAACATATTCCTAGGAATTTGGGAATTTATTCAAGGCTTTTGTGACGGAATCGGCAAGTTTTTCCAAAACCTTGGTGTCAACATTGGCGAGATTTTCAAGTCTTGTTGGGAGGGAATATCGAATTTCTTCATCAATATTTGGGAAGGGATATGCTCGGTTTGCACCTGGATATGGGACAAAATTACGGGTCTATTCAAGAGTATTGGCGACTTTTTCGCAAACCTTTTCAAAGAGGCATTCAATTGGGGTAAAAACCTAATTCAAAACATCGGCGATGGTATCGAGGCGGCTTGGGATTGGGTTGTTGACGGTGTAAAGGACATAGGTGGAGCAATCAAGGACTTCCTTGGGTTTGGTTCACCGACAAAGAAAGGTCCAGGACATACGGCTGACGAATGGATTCCTAACCTAATGGATATGATGGCAACGGATATGTACACGGATATCCCGCTTATACAAAGGGCGGCGATTCAAGTGGCGAATGCACTCAATCCGACAGCAGGTGCAAATCGAGCAATGGTCGGTGCAGGGGCAAGCCCTTACGGGGAAATGCTCAACGGCTTGTTGCAAGGAATGACAGCAACGAATGGGATGACGAGCGAAGAACAAAAAGAACTTGTCATGGAAATAGACGGTCAGACCTTTGCAAGGTTGATAGTCCCGAAATTGACAAGAGAATACAAACGCAACGGCGTATTATTAAGGGAGGTATAGGGTGGAGTTTTTACGAGTAAACGGGTTAGCAATAAATGCACCGAGCGAAATAACAGTTTCGCCCGAAAACCTTGATAAAGCCGAAAGAACTATGGACGGAACGCTAGTCGTTGACGTTATAGGGACTAAAAGAAAAGTGGATGCCAAGTGGGAATACCTTTCAAAAGAAGATATGACCATTTTGGCAAACGCTACGAAAGATAGCGCATTTACAATGATAACCTTTCACGATAAAACCACGGGGGCGTTGATATCAATGACCGCCCGTGGGGAAGGGTTGACCTACTGTCCATTTTATAATTGGAGCAGGGGTGTGTTGATGTGGAAAAGCGTAGCGATAACATTCAAAGAAAGATAAGGGGGAGAAGATGCAATACTCGGATAACCCTAGAAAAATTTATGGTCGAGTAGAGATTGTGTACTCGGACATAGACATCAGTAAAGACATAACAACCGACGTAAGCGGAAACTCGGAAATCAGCCATCCGCAAGAAGTTTATTTGGGGTATTTTATGCCAAGTGTCAAAGCCTGCACGATGGATGGGAATAGCACAATGGATGGTTCGTTTCAAATGATAGACGATACCGCCGTGTGTGGTTGGTGGAGTGGCGACTTATGCAATGCAAGTGGTGTGTTCGTAAACAAGCCTTTCTTGGAACTATCCTTTGTGAAACGACCTATTATCTCTTGGCGAGTGATGGGCGATTCAAGGCTAAATCAATACCCCGTAGATTTCACTATTCAATACAAAAGAGATGGTGCTGTAATCAAGACGGATACCATTATGGGTAATACCGAAAT